TACTTAATTGTAGTCACCTTTTTTTTTTGTCCTTACTAAATACTACAGAAAGGATATTCCAAATATGTCTGCATTACAAAATCAACCAATCAATACTAATTTTTTAAGTCCTATTGGATTTAAATTTCAACTTAACAATTTTCCAGCAGTAAATTATTTCTGTCAGGCTGCTACTTTGCCTGGAATTTCTATAAGTTCTATTAGTATTCCTACACCACTAAAAAATATAGACTTTGCTGGAGATGAGGTTACTTTTGAAGAGTTGTCAATAAAATTCATAGTAGATGAAAATATGAAAAACTGGTTATCAATCTATGATTGGATTGTCGGACTTGGATTTCCAACTGAAGATGGCCAAGCAAAATATAAAAAATTATCAGACAATTCAGAATTAACTACTGATGCAACGTTAACCGTATTAACCAGTAATATGAATCCGCAGATAAATTTTGTATTTAGAGATTGTTTCCCATTAAATCTTTCTTCAATTGCATTTGATAGTGGTGGTACAGATATAGATTATGTTACTGCAGATATTTCTTTTCGTTATGATTATTATACAGTTGAAAATCTACTCAACAATGATACAACATACGAAGGAAAACCAGTTTAATTATTGTTTAAGGAGGTGATTTGAAACTTGAAGATATTCAAAATCTTTGGCATAAAGATAGTAAAATTGATTATACAGAACTGGGTACGGAATCCATCCGCATTCCAATAATTCACGACAAATATCTTAGAATTTTTACTGATGAACGAATCAGACTAAAGGGGTTTGAGTTTGAATTATCTAAAATAGTTCGAACTAAGACTGAGTACTATTCCGGTAAAATGTCTCAAGAAGAACTTGAACATCGTGGTTGGGAACAATATTTGGGAAGACTTCTCAAGAATGAAATAGCCAACTATATTGAATCGGATGATGATGTAATTAAATTGAAACAACAACTGGTGGTTCTACAAGAAAAAGTAAACTATCTGGACTCTGTTATTAGAATGATAAACAATCGGGGTTTTCAAATAAAGAATGCTTTGGATTGGTTGAAATTTACAAATGGAAATAATTAACATATCTAAAAAAAATGAAGTATATATCCATATAGATTGTGAAGCTTCAACTGCTCAAGAAATTTGTGACCATTTTACTTTTATGGTGCCTGGTTACACATTTATGCCAGCATATCGTAATAGAATTTGGGATGGAAAGATAAGACTTTTTAATGTTCATAGCCGTCTTCTTTATGGTGGATTATTTGAACATCTTTGTAAATTTCTTTATACAAGAGATTATAAAGTAAAATTTCAATCTGACTTTGAGGTCGAAAAAATAAACCTCAAACAAGATTTTATAGATTCATTAAATTTACCAATAATCCCCAGAGATTACCAAATGGTTGCTGCCAATCATGCGCTGACTCATCACAAAGCAATTTTACTTTCGCCAACAGCTTCTGGCAAATCTTTAATTATCTATATTTTAATACGGTATTTGAATTTAAAAACTCTTATTCTTGTTCCTACCATATCTCTCGTTTCTCAAATGTATAATGATTTTAGAGAATATGGATTTGATGTAGCAAACAATTGTCATACAGTTTTTGCTGGAAAAGATAAAGGTTCTGAATTACCTATTGTAATATCAACCTGGCAGTCAATTTATAAAATGCATCAAAAATATTTTGAACAATATGAACTTGTGATTGGAGATGAAGCTCATGGTTTTAAATCAAAATCTCTCACATCTATAATGACCAAATGTGTGAATGCAAAATATCGAATTGGAACAACTGGAACCTTGGACGGAACACTAACGCATAAATTGGTGTTAGTGGGTCTATTCGGTAAAGTTTTCAAAGTTACCTCAACAAAAAAACTTATAGACAGTAAGCATTTATCATCATTTACTATCAAAACAATTTTACTAAAACACCCAGATTCTATATGTCATGACCTCAGGAAAATAAGCTATCAAGAAGAAATGGATTATTTAGTAAATTCTAAAGCAAGAAATACATTTATAAAAAACTTAGTTCTAAACTTAAATACCAACACACTTCTTTTATTTCGTTTTGTTGAAAAACATGGAAAGATACTTTACGATATGATAAAAGAGGAATCAAATAGTAGGACAATATTTTTCGTTCATGGAGGAACAGATGCAAATACAAGAGAACAAATTAGACATATCGTTGAATCAGAACAAGATGCAATTATCGTTGCTAGTTATGGTGTGTTTAGTGTTGGTGTCGATATTAAGAATCTTCATAACATCGTCTTCGCCAGTCCTTCCAAGAGCCGTGTCAGAAATTTGCAGTCAATAGGCCGAGGATTGCGAAAATCTAAAAATAAAGATATAGCTACATTATATGATATTGCTGATGATTTGTCTTATGGTAGTAATCACAATTATACGTTAGACCATTTTGAGGAAAGGAAAAAAATATATAAAGAAGAACAATTTAATGTAACTGAATACGTTGTAAAATTAAAAACTTAATAAATGATTCATTTAACCCCTACACTAATAGTATACCACATGTCAAGAGCTTTGTCAAGTGGTTGACAACTACAGTTTATTATGTTATAATATATGAAATGACAACTTATAGGAGAACAAATTGGCAAAAAGAGCAAAAGTAAAACCAATACATTATGTAGATAATGAAAAGTTTTTGAAGGAAATGATAATATATAAACGTGGATTTGATGAAGCTAAATCCAAAGATGAACTTCCGCCAATGATTTCAGAATATCTTGGTGAATGTTTCATGAAAATAGCACAACGACTTTCTTTTAGACCTAATTTTATAAACTATGCTTTTAAGGATGATATGATTTCAGATGGTATTGAAAACTGTATTCAATATATAAAGAATTTTAATCCAGAAAAATCATCTAATCCGTTTGCATATTTTACTCAAATTATATACTATGCTTTTATCAGAAGAATACAAAAAGAGAAAAAACAACTTTATATAAAATATAAAACCATGGAAAGTTCTCCGTCGTTATCTGAAAATGTAGAATTGTCTGCAAATGATAGTAAATCCGGATATAACCAAGAAACACTGTCTGTTGACCAAAAAGCAAATATGTATAATTTCATCAAAAACTTTGAAGCTGCGAAGGCTGCGAAAAGTGTAGCTAAAAAACCCACCAAAACCGCTACACTTGAATATTTTATGGTAGCATGAAAGTAGCAATAATTTCAGATTCGCACTTCGGAGCTCGCGGGGATAGTCAAGTTTTTATGGAGTATTTCAAAAAGTTCTATGAGGAAGTATTTTTCCCCACTTTACAAGAACGAGGTATAGATACAATTATCCACATGGGAGATGTTGTTGACAGGCGCAAGTATATCAACTGGAAGACTACATTTCAAATGAGAGAGATGTTCTTTGATGTTTGTTCTGATAGAGGTATAAAGCTTCACCTAATTTTAGGAAACCATGATGTTTTTTTTCGCAATACGCTCAAAGTAAACGCGCTAGATGGCCTTCGCTTAAGTGACAATGAAAACTTTACAGTTTATGAAGAACCCACAGAAATTGAACTGGATGGTAATAAGTTCTTTTTACAACCTTGGATATGTGATGAGAATAGAGAACAATCTCTCAAAGCTATAAAAGAAACAACTGCTCAAGTACTGTTTGGTCATTTAGAAGTTAAGGGTTTTGAAATGTATGCCGGCCAGTATAGTCAAAGTGGTGTTAATGAAAATATATTCAAAAAGTTTGATATGGCTATGAGTGGACATTTTCATCATAAATCAGATAATGGAACTGTTTTTTATCTTGGAAATCCCTATGAAATAACATGGAGTGATTATAAAGACCCCAGAGGGTTTCACATCTTCGATACAGAGACAAGAACCTTAGAATTCATACAAAACCCTTACAGGATGTTTAGAAAGTTTTACTATGATGACAGTAAAGAAACGTTTGAATCGATAACTGAAAGAGACTATAGTGAATATAGTAATGCTTATGTTAAAGTGATAATACAAAATAAAACTAATCCGTTTTGGTTTGATACTGTATTAGATAAGTTATATGCAGTAGATGTTGCAAACTTGGTTGTGGTTGAAAATTATTTAGATTTAGAATTTATGGAAGAGGATGAGATTATAGATGAGGCTCAAGACACCTTAACTATTTTAAGTAAATACGTGAATTCTTTAAATATGAATAATAAAACAGAATTAAACACTCTAATGAGAGATTTATATAACGAAGCTCTTATAGTAGACACAGTATAGAAATGAGCTTTGATAAATTTTAAAATTATTAGATGGAAGAACCTTTTAAGTACAGGTAATCAATTCACGGAGGTGCAATTAGATAAAAGTCCCACAACCTTAATTTTGGGAAAAAATGGATCAGGAAAATCGACTATTTTAGATGCGCTATGTTTTGGGCTATTCGGTAAACCTTTTAGGCGAATTAATAAAACTCAACTGGTTAATGCCATTAATAATGGGGGACTATTAGTAGAGGTTGAATTTGAGTTAGGAAATAAAAACTATAAAATAAGACGTGGTATCAAAAAGAATATTTTTGAAATCTTCGTAGACGGTAATCGATTGGATCAAGTTGCTAGGTCCACAGATCAACAAGAATATCTCGAAAAAACAATCCTCAAATTAACATATAAATCCTTTACCCAAATTGTTATATTAGGTTCTTCATCTTTTGTACCGTTTATGCAATTAAAGCCAATAGACCGTAGAACCATTATTGAGGATTTATTAGATATTCAAATATTCTCGGTAATGAACACCTTATTGAAGAATAAAATATCTGAAAATAAAGAAGACGGTATTTCAATTGAAATAGAACGTAAATTAGTTAGTGGTAATATTGAAACCTCGAATGAATTAATTGAAAATTTAAATAAAACCAAAACAAACCAGATCCAAAAAAACAACCAAGATATTATTAAAAATGAAACAGAACGTGACAGGTTAAAAGATATTATTGATAATCTTTCAAATACGACATCGAAAGATAAATCGACCAAAATACTTGAAGAGTTGAAGGGGTTCCAAACTAATATTGAACGAAAAATGTTGGCCTCTGAAGGTGAAATAGAATTTTACGAACAAAATGATATTTGTTCTACATGTCATCAAGACTTGAAAGAAGACCATAAAACCAAAATGATAACCGAACACCATGCGAGTTTACATGAAAGAGGTACGGCATTATTGAAATTGGGAAACAAAATACAAGAGACAGAAGAACAATTAAATAATGTTAGAAAAATACAAACAATAATTACTACACATCAAAACCAAATACAATCTATTTTTGGTTATATTACAAAACTAAAAGAACAGATCACAGAAATAGAGGAACGTGACGGTGATATAGACCAGAAAATAGAAAAATTAAAAGCACTTGAATCTGACCTAAAGGTGTGTATACAGGAACAGGAAAAAATATCTATACAAAAACAATTATATGAAACTGCTTTTGTATTGCTAAAAGATACTGGTATTAAAACACGCATCATTAAACAATATTTACCCATAATGAATAAGTTGATCAACAAGTATCTTGCTTCAATGGATTTTTTCGTGTCCTTTAATTTAGATGAGAAATTTGAAGAAATAATTAAATCACGCCACAGAGATGAATTTACTTATGATTCGTTTAGTGAAGGTGAAAAGATGAGAATTGATTTAGCACTTCTTTTCACTTGGCGAACAATTGCAAAGATGAAAAATAGTGTAAATACTAATCTTTTAATTTTGGATGAGGTGTTTGATAGTTCATTAGATGTTGACGGTACAGAAGAATTTTTAAAAATATTAAATAAGTTGACAGGAAAGCAAAACGTGTTTATTATTAGTCATAAGGGGGATGTTCTTTATGATAAGTTTGATAATGTTATAAAATTCTCTAAGGAAAAGAATTTTTCGAAGATTGTATAATTTGTATTTTATATAAATATAATCATATATATAACAGTATTCAATAAGGATCCTTTATGATAACACTTCTTCGTTGGTGGTTAATTTTTTCATTAATGGTTGTCGGTACAAGTATTAGTGTATATTTCGGTATACATGTACAATTATATAATTCCGATGTTACTCATCTCAGTTTTTTCATCTTAGCAATAACATTAGTTACTTCGTTGTGGATAGGTGTTAAAACATATCAATTCAACATTAAAAGAGATTTTTCATATTCCATAGAAGTTGGATGGTTTATTGCCGAAGCGTGTCTTGTACTTGGAATGATCGGTACTGTTACAGGGTTTCTTTTAATGTTAGGTACAGCTTTTGCTAATATTGATGTTACTAATTCGGTTACACTTCAAC